GCTCCAAATATAGCAGAGCCAATAGTCCAAAGCGCTTTAAAGGCGAAAATAACGCCTTGTATAGCTACCCTAAAAATAGTGCTCTCGTTATAGAGGTCTATAAAGTAGTTTATTACTCCTACTAAAATGGGTCTTACTTGATCCCAAAATTTATACATAGCAAAACCAGCCCCAGCTATACCTACTATAATTAACCCTACCGGGCTAAGTAGTGCACCTAAAGCTGTAGCTATAAAACCTATACCGCTCATAATAGGGCCGCTTGCCGCTACTATTGCCGTAAGTGTTAGTATAGTCGTTTTTGTCTCGGTGCTAAGATCTCTAAAGCTGTTTATAGCTTTCGTTATAAAATCGGCTATTTTTGTAACCATTGGAAGCAAAGCAGCTCCTAGCTCTATACCTGCGTTACGTAAACTGTTTAAGGTTTGCTGGAATTTAAAGCCGGAGGTTTGGCTTACATTCTCGAAGCCCTCGTCTACTATACCAGTACTGTTACTAATGTTATCCAGTACAGCGGCGTAGGTCTCGCCCTGCGCTCCAGCTGTACCGAGTACAGCAGATAGCGCGCGGACGTTCCCGAAGACGCTAGTAAGTGCCTCGTCGTTACCCTCAAAGGCTGTCATTAAATTAGCTAGGGTAGCTTGTAAGCCTTCCTCGCTTACTTGGTTACGGAGGTCTTCCGCAGTCATTCCTAGAGTAGCTAAAGCGTTTTTAGCGTCAGCTGTAGGCTTTAAGAAGCTAGCCATAATACCCCGTAAACCTACTACGGCCTCTTCAGCCGGTACACCTAAACGGGTAAAGGTTGCGATATTAGCGCCTACCTCTTCAAAGCTTACGCCAAGCTGGGAAGCTATACCTACTACCCTACCAAGGGTAGGGGCTAAAGCTTCCGCCTCTAGGTTACCTTCTCTTACGATAGCGGTTAAAGTGTCGGTCGCTTGCGCTGCCGTCATTCCGCTAGAGCTGTAAGCTTGCATAACCCCGGTAAGGGCTTGCGCTATTTGTTGCGTATCTCCTAAGCCAATAGCTGAGGCTTTCGCGGATCGCTCTAAAACTTCCGTAGCTTCAGCGCCGCGAAGACCTGCGGAGGCTACCGTAAAGAGTGCCTCGCTTAGCTCCTGCTGGCTCTTACCAGTTTCGGCGCTTACGCCTTTTACTGAGCTTTTAAAATCGTCTAAAGCTTTACCCGTAATACCTACGAGGTTCTCTATTTTGCTAAAGCTGCTATCTAGGTCGGTAGCCATTTTAACACCAGCTGCGCCCGCAGCAGCAAACGGTAAAGTAACACTACTAGTAATATTACTACCTATACGCTTAGCCTGCCCTCCGAACTTACGGAGGCTACGCTGTGCAATTTTAAGGCCTCGCTGGAGGCCGCTAAGGTTTGCACCTATGCTAATGTTAGTACTTGCTATTGTCCTTTTTGCCATCTGCTTAGAATTGCTTTAGCTTCTTGTTTGTTTAGCTTTGCGGCTTTGTGTTTATTTTCCCAAGGGAAGCGGACTAAGTCCGTAGCTTTTACCTTTTTGTTTTTTGGTAGCTGTAGGTTTACTAGTACCGTAGTACTCCACCTCTCACGCTCCCAGCTTTGCTGCTGGCCTACTTCGTATAAATTAAAGAAGCCCTTAAGGGCGTTCTCTAACTCTCTAGGCGTCGCTTCGTAGAAGGTCGCCGGCGTCCAGCTAAGCTGCCCTAAAGCTAGCTCCTGGTAATAGTCAAAAGTTAAAGGGGCTGCCGGGCCTTCACCCGGCGCCCCGTTTACTTTTTTTCCTCTTCCGAGGAATTAAAGCTAGAGCTAAACACATTTAATACCTGCTCCATAGCTTCGGGCTTTTCGTCTAGCCAGTCCGCTATATCTTCGATTGTATGTTTATAAGGTTGCTTTTCTACTCTAGCGCCGTGCTTCAATCCACACCACACTAAAAAGAGCGCGTCCTTAAGTTTCATATTCTCGCCTAGTTTATCTAAGTCGGCCATAGTATAGCCGTTCTCTTCGGTAAATTCCATAAGCGCAGCGAAACCGAATTTAACCGGCCTGCTTACTCCTCCTATTTCTACGTGTTTAACCATTTGCTTTAAGTGTTTGTGTTAGTGTTTATTACGCTACTGTAGAGTAGGTAATAGCTCCCGTAAGCTCGAATGTAGCCGAGTACGTTACGTTATCCTCCATACCGCTAGAAACCTCTAAAGAGGTTACGTAAGCTGAAGCTTCCCAGTAGTGGTCGCCCGATACTTCGGTAGAAAATTTAACTGTAAGCTGTGAGCGTCCGCTCCAAGCTCCCATAAGATCATCTACGCCGTAAGCTGCATCTTCAGCGTATAAAGCAGATACTGAAATAGTACCCGATTTTGTAGCCTCCAATAGCGAGCGCGTGCCGCTAGAGTCTTTAGTAGTTGCGTCTCTCGTGTCCATAGAGAGAGAAATAGAGCCCTCGGTAGCGTGAGCTATTAGAGTAGCGCCTGCATAAACCCCTAAAAGGGTTCCGTTCATAATTCCGGTAGTTGCCATTTTTAATCTAGATTATTTAGTTGTTCTTCAATTATTACGGGGGCCTCAGCCCCAAATTCTACAGCCTTACCAGCTTCTATAAGCTCTAGGCCGTATTCGTTTACTACGCTTAAAGTTAGACCTTTCGATAGCTTCTTACCGCTTGGCAGGGTTACTTTTTTCGTTAGTGTTATTTTCATCGCTTAACTCTTATTATATACTCCGAGCTCGTTAAGTAGGTCTCCGTTCCTGGGTCGTTATTTACGTCTAAGTCTATAAACTGTATAGAGTCAATAACTACCCCTGCTACGGTACCGGTGTAACGATCTAGAGCGGTTCGTATTTTATTAGTTAAATCGCTAGCCTCTGCGTAAGCTTCGCTAGCTACTATAATATCGTAGCGTACCTCGTCTAAAGTACTTACCCCGCTCTTCGTGTCGCTAGGGTCTACGTTTTGTAATACATATACAACAAAAGGAAAGGCGGCCTCTTGGGCTGCTATTTGCGGGTAAACGCGAGTATTTACGATAGCGTTTACGTCGCTGTCGCTGGTTAGGATTGAGTAAATAGCTTTTCCTTCGTTCATTATCTACTGAGCTCGTATAAGCTCTTATTTATAATGTTTTGTACTTCTTTATATAAAAGCTGCTGCGTTACCGCTTTCGCTTTTTGGTGGCCTTTTAGCGCGTAGTCCACGTTACGCGTATTTTTTGTAGGTGCCTTAGCACGTCCTCTTTTTAGTCCGTAGTTTACTATAGCTGCGTAATACCCGTCGAAGGTCTTACCTGCTTTACTACCAAAGCGAGCACCTACGTAACCTACTAGTGCTCCCTTCATTCTTGAAGGTACAAAACCTATAGACCTGCGAAGGTTACCCGGTTTATAGTTTACTTCTTTTACCTTCTTCTTTACTGTTATTTCTCCAGTATCGTTATAACCCTTACGCACCTTTTTACCTTCGTCGTTACGGTTACTATCCTTAATACTAGCCTTAACACTTTTTACTAAAGGCCTAGCAGCTCTTTTTATACCCGCCTTAAACTGTCTAGCTTTCTTACGGTCTATTTCCTTAAGCTTCTCTAGTTTCTTTAGCGCTTTCTCTAGGCCGTCTACTTCAAAGTAAATGCCCTCTTTTTTAGCGTTTAAAAAGCCTCCGCTTTTAGTGCCCGTTATAGCCATCAGTCCCTTAGTACAGTATCTATAATAAGGTAGCGCTCTCTACCCTCTAAGCTTACGCCTTCAATTTCGTAAGTCTTACCGCCCCAGCTTATCTTTACTGTGGCGTCTACGTCGCTGCGGTAGCGTACCGTAAAGCGTACCTTATTTAAGCTCGTTAGCTTCTCGGTATCTTCCCCCTCTTTAGGGGTTCCTCTATAATCTACTTTAGCCCATACCTGCGCTAAGGTGCTGTACGTTCGTACGGCCTGGCCGAAGCCGTCCGTACTTACGCTAGCACTTTGTAGGGTAATCCTTCTATCTAGTTTACCCGGATCAATCAAAGCGGAAGACTCTATAAGGGTTAAGTAAGTACTCGGAAGCTGTAGGTAGGCGGTGTACGCTGTCTACTCTCTTCTCGTACATTTCGCCAATCATTAAAAGCATAGCCATTTTTATATTTGCCGGTACGTCCGAGGCTTGAGTATAACCACAAGTATAACGAACTATAACAGCGTTTACCGTGTCCTTAGTACCGTACCAGCCGTACTCCGGGAAGATGCGGCTAGGCTCACTTACTAAGTCCGTACGGTAGTCGCTAGCGTTTACGGTAATTTCGTCGCCGTTGCCGTCGATGTATTTAACGCTCGCTAAGCTTTGTACTGGCCCTCTACTTAAATAAATTATATTACGATCTCCGCGGAAAGGATCTACGCCCGTTTTATACACGGGGAAAAAATCGTAGAACTCCTCTATAACGGTAGTTAAAAGAAACCTTCCTAAGTAACTCTCGGCCATTTGTGTAGCCGCGTCAATAAGAACCCCTAGCAGGGTGTCCTCTGCGTCGCTATCTACGCGCAAATAATCCTTAACCTCTTGTACGGTTAAAGCTTTTAAAGTTGCTGGGGTAATTATCGTGTAGCTCATTACTTAGCTCTAGTATTTCTTTTAGTGCTTTTCTTACTTACTGCTCTTTCGGCTTTTACTGCCGGCTTCTCCTCTACTACTTCGCAGAAGCCCGCATTTAAAAACTCAGCAGCAGCTGCAGAGGGCAGCTCTACTACTTGCCCGGAGGTGTAGTAGAAGTCTGCCCCTGCTATAGCTTGGTTAAATATAACCTTCATTAGCTGCCTAAGCTTACGCTTGTACTAAGTGCTTAATAGCTGAACCTTGCAATACGTTACCGTCTACACGGCGGTAGGCGATGTAGCCCGTTGACAATGCATCAGCGAAACGCTCAGAAAGTCTTAGTAACTGTACGCCGCCAGCTTCGTGGACGTAGTACTGCTTAAGATCACCAAAGATAATAGACTTGTTACCAGTAGCGATACCGTCCATATCTTCGTTAATGTATACCGGCTTACCGAAAAGCATATCCGGCTCGCCTACACTCATTCCCGGTACGTACGCTGGGAAGTCGTTTGAGCTGCCGAAACCTAGAACTCTCACAGCTTTAGCTGTTGCCGAGTTCATCATAAACCCAGCACCAGGAGCGTTACGGTAAGAAGCATCTACTGAGTAGAATAAGTCCATTACTTCGCTAACTGTTACAGCTGTAGCAGAAGCAGCAGTTTTACCTGCAGTAGATCCAGCTACGATACCTTGAGGCTGTGAAGAACCCGTACCAGTAGTTAGGTGCGCGTTAATACCACGCTTCAAACGGTTAGCTAATTGGCCACCTACGAAGCTACCCAAATCAAAAGCGTTATCGCTAATTAACTGGTTAGATACTTTTACGATTTTAGAAGAGTAAGTGTAAGGCTCGAACTTCACATTAGTAAAGGTCATATCGCTTACAGTCTCTGCCGTACCTTCTCCTAAGATAGCAGCTACTACGGCTGTATCGTCGTTAGCTGGTAGGTTGAAGTGCTGACCGTTAGCCGTGCGGATAACTGTAGCTACTTGCTCGATGTCCGACTTGAATAACTCGGTAGCTGAAACGAAGTCGCTCCAGTTTTCCGGTACAAGGAAGCCTCCGAGCCCGTCGTTTGTTGTGATTTGGGTGTCGCTTCCGCGTAGCTCTGCGAGTGCGCGAGCCTCTGCTGAGTTAATACCGTTCATACCCTTACGTAAGTAAGCGTTAAACGCGTCGCGAGCTTCTACTTTAGCAGCAGGTGCGTTATCACGTACCTCAGCTTTAGCAGCCATTTCTTTCTTCAATTCTTCCGCACGCTCGATACGAGCAGCAGAAGAGCGGAGCTCTTTTACTTCATTGTCTAAGGCGTCAAATTTCGCCATTTCCTCGTTAGATAAGTTACGCTCTTCCGCTTCCGCAGCTTTTACGATACCCTCCATTTGAGCGCTCAACGCCGAGCGCTTCTCCATCATTTGTTTAGCATTCATCTTTAGCTAGTTTAATTAATGCATTATAAATATTATAGTTCAATTCCTCGGTAGGGGTCTCTCTTGCTACCTCCGCTTCGCTTTCGCCGTTAGGCTCTGCGCTGCGTAGTCCGCTAGAGGCTTGTGAGTACGCCGGAAAAACTACCGGAGATACGTCGAATAAAGAGCCTACCCTCTCTATATATCTTACTTGCTGGCCGTCTTCCATACGCCAGTTATCCTTTTCTACTGTAAAACCAAAGCTCGACTGGGTTAAGTCTCCGCGTCTAAATAGCTCTAGCATATCGTTACCGTAAGAGGTGTTAGGCATCTCAAAACGGTAATAAAGCCCTTTCTCGTCTTCCTTAAGCTCTAGGGTTCCCGAAGTTGTGCGCGCTAGTAAATAGTTACTATCGTGGTTATATAACGCTCTTACGTCGTTATCTAAAACCTCACTAAAAGCACCGGGTAAAATAATCTCTCTAAAGCCGCCTAAGTCTTCACTCATTGAATTAAAGACGCTGGCGTAACCTTCTACCGTTCTACCTTCTACAGCTGCTTTTATTTCCCCGTCGTAAGCTCTCTGCTCTACTACTTCGTTAAGGCTGCGTACCTCTGCGCCGTCTACCTTAGTTAAGGTGCTGAATAGGTGCGCTACTCTTAAAGGCGGCTTACGCTCTACAAAAGCGTTTTCTTCGCTATCGTATTCGTAAATACTAATAAGCGCCGCTGGGTCTTCTGCCGTGCCGTTTACTTTAAAGCCGCTGTCTGCCTCTATTTGGCCGTCGCTAGTAATCTCTCTTACTACGCCTTGGCTTCTACCGCCGGAGCTGTCCCAGCTTACGAAGTCCCCTACGCTTAACTCTCCTGCTTCCGCGCGTTCTTCTTCTTTATCGTAGCCGGCCTCTTCCATTGGTTCAGCTTTGCCATAGGTTATAATTATCTCGGTAGCTGTTTCTTCTACGCTCTTAATGTGGCGCAGGCTTTTTTCTTCTTCCATATTCTCTAAGGTTCTCTCCGCCCAGCTTAGCATCTCATCACCGCCCCAGGCTGCGTACATTATACTTCCGCAGATTTGCTTACCGTCCTCATCTTTAAAGCTGCCTTGGTCGTAGGTCTTAGCTCTACTTAGGAAGCTGTAAACACGCGGTAAGCGCTGCTCCGTTATAGCTTCTTTATTAGCTATTATACGGGCGCTTTCCCAGCCTACCGGCGTTCCGCAGTCGGTGCCCTCGTCCTCTCGGATCTTTAGCGCTCTCTTAGCGTTGTCGGTTGCAGCTTGGGGGTAGTCAGTCCAGGGCATTAGTCCGCATCTACGTTAGTGTCGTCTTCGCCTGCTCTCTGCATATTAAGAGGCTGCAAATAAATGTCCCCACCTTCTACCGGGTTAAGGTTCTCTAGGTCTCTAATATCATTAACCGAAAGCCAGCCCCAGTTACGCGCCACGGCGTAAGCTTCATATCTAGCCTTTTGGTCTCCTCTCATTAGCCCCTCCATAGTGAAGTAGGCGTAAAGGTTAGGCTCGTCTTCTCTAAATAGCTTACGGTTTAGCTCTACCTCCATACGGCGAACGTAAGGCGTAATACAGTCCCTAACGAACTGTATAGCCTGCTGTTCCGTATTAGCACGCGTAGAGCTATTCTCTAGGTCTGCTAAGTAGCTCGGCGGTATTCTAAAAATTCTAGCTATTTCATTTACTTGGAATTTACGCGACTGTAAGAACTGGGCCGCCTCCGGATCTAGTCCTATTTTCTCGTACTTCATACCCTCTTCGAGGATCGCGGTAGAATGGCTAGAGCCTAGGCCCGATTGGGCACGGTTCCAGCTTTCGCGTAATCTCTTTACTACTTCAGTATTTAATCGGCCAGGAGCTGTAATAACTCCGCCAGCGTTCGCACCGTTAGAATAGAAGCGCGCGCCGTACTCTTGGGCCGCTAGCCCAATAGCTACGGCTTCGCGTGCCATTGCTAGGGGGCTCTTACCTATTAAGCCGTTAAAGCTTAGCCCTACAAAGTGGAGCATTTCGTAATCTAGGTACGTGTGTTTTTCGTCGAATACGTAGACCTTTTCGCCGTCTATTACTTTTACCTCGACCTTCATAGGGTTCAAAGGTATAAGCGCCGTAGGGCGTCCTGCTGCGTTCATCTCTATTTTAGCGTAGGCGTTACCGTGCAAAACCAAATTAGAGGCCATAGCCTCGCGGAAAGTGAAGGTAGAGCTTACGCTATTAGGTGCTTTCGCTAAAAGGTCTTGTACTGGATGGCCTACAGCTTTTACGCGGGTTTCCCCGTCCGCTTGGTAGACGTTTAGAGGTATACTAGCTATAGTTTCGCTAATGATCCTTACGGCTGCATAAACAGCGCTAAAAGTAAGCGCGTTATCTTCGCTTACTTGTACTCCCGTTTTACTAGTACCGAAAAGCCCCGTAAGCCACGCAGCCGGGTTACTTAAACTCGTACTGGGGTTTTCCGGGGAGCTTCTAAAAAGGCGAGCAAATAGCCCGCTATTATTATTTTCTGCCAAAGCCTAGAGTATATACTTTAGGCAAATATACAAAAAAGTTTTTTATTTCCTTGCTTAGTTAGCTTTTTTATTGTATAGGAAGACGCGTAAGCTTTATACGTTCGTTCTCGTAGTAGTTACAGTTGCCGTTTATAATCTTCGTAATAGTACTGTAATTGATGTCTAAGGCCTTACAAGCTTTCGTAAGTGTTCTATAACCTTCTACCCTTCTAGAGCTCTTATGCTCTACTAAAATAATCCTCATATAAATAAAATAGTATCTTCTTGTTCTAAGTCGGAGCCTGCGGCGCAAGGCTCGCAAATTTGCAGCGCCGTTATATTACTTAAGCTTGCGGTATACGTTCCGCAGCTTTGGCAGTAGTACTCTACGTCATTAGCTAACATAACCAAAAGCTATAAACTGCACAAAAGCGAAAAGCTTAAATACTAGAGTTAATACTGGAAAGCCTAATAAGCCAGCGCCAAGCGCTAAAGCTATGTTACGCAGCTCTCTATCTTCGGGGTTCATTACTTTCTTTGCCATTGTCTTAAATAGTGTTTAGCTTTTTCTAAGCTGTTAAACTTGCGGCTTCCGTAGAAGCTCGGTGTATTCGGGAGGGCGGTAAAAGATCCTGGGGCAGTCTCCAGGATCTCAGCGCCGTTAAATTGTATTACTCTCTTAAGCTTCATAAAGCGCTCTTTATATAGTATCTGCTTTTGCCAGTCTTGCATATATTAAGCGCTTACTTAGCGTCCTCCTCTGCAATCCAAAGAACAGCTTCCTTTTTAGTTGCTGCTGATATGCCCCAATTGTTTTCGCAAGTACAAGCGTCGTATTTTTTAGCTGTGTGGATAACCCACGTATTAATGCCCTCTAGTTTAGCTATTGTGTACTCGTTGTTACCCTTTACGTTGTAAACTCCTGCTTGCTCTTTAGTAACTTTCATCTTAGTAGTATTTGTTGTTGTTATTACTGATGTAAAGATACAGCTATTTTCTTTCCCCGCAAGTTTTCCCGTAAAAATTTTCCGATTTATTTAAGGTATAGCACTCTCCTTCTACTAAAATATTTACGCAGGCCCCGCCCTTACTGAGCTGGGGCCAAGCGTGAATATTTTTATCTATTAAAAAAAAATTTAATTTTTTAGCTTCTTCTACCGTCATTACAGTATAATTAAGTCCCTATCCTCGTATATACTGCCGTCGTCGTCGTTTCTATGCTTCGCTAACCATATACCTACAGCTATCGCCCAAGCTTGCGCGACGTCGATTTTATCGGAGCTTTTACTTTTATCAAACTTTAAGTTTCCTGCAGGATCCGTTTTAGCTTGCACATTACTTACGCACCACCTTAGCAGGTTGTTACCCGTGTGGGCGATTTGGTTGCTCCTTATCCATATTTCGAGCTGCTTAACCGCTGGGCTCATACTTGCGAAACCCTGGCCGTAAGGCTCCACCGGTAGCCCCTCCTCTGCAAGCTCCGCTATTAAGCTGCTAGAGTTCCATCTATCGTAAGCTATAGCTTTTATGTTAAACATCTCCGCAGCTTCATAGATAGCCTCGCTAATGTATTTATAGTCGGTTACGTTGCCCGGTGTTACCGTTAGCTCGCCTTTGGCTATAAACTTATTATAGTCCGCTCCGCTTTTACCTTGGCGCCTTTCTACTGCGGCCTCAGTTACCCAGCTATAGACTACCGTCTTAAAAGGTTCGGCTTCATATACCGGCGGAAAGATCAAAACAAAAGCCGTTAAATCCTCAGTACTTGCAAGGTCGAGCCCCGCGTAGCAGTCCCTATCTTGAAGGTCTGCAAGCTCGTAGCTTTCCGCGCAGCTCATAAAGTCCTCGTCGCTAACCCAGCGTACTTCGCTCGTCGTCCATTGGTTGAGGTGTAAGCGTCTAAAGGTATTCTCATAAGTTACTAAAGCTTTCGCCTTTTGAGCTTGCGCTAGTATATAGTCCTCTTTTATCGTTACACCGTAACCGGGGTTAGCCTTGCGCCAGGTCTTCGGGTCTAATATATCGTCGTCGGGCTCGGCTTCGTAGATATGCGGGTAGAAGGTCGGATCTTCTATTATACCCGCCTGCACCTTCTTAGCGTAGTCGTAAACCTCATAGCATATACTTTCCTTATTACTTCCAGCTGTGGAAATACTAAAAAAGAGCGGCTGCCTTCTCGCTCCGCTCGCCGTCTTCATTACGTCGTAGAGCTCACGGTTTGGCTGGCTGTGCAGCTCGTCGAATAGTACCGCGTGAGCGTTATACCCGTGGGCCGTGTCGGCGTCAGCGCTTCGCGCTTGTATAAAGCTGCCGTCTTTAGCTACGATGCTATTACGGTATACCTTTACCTTCTCCATAAGTAGCGGAGACTGTAGTACCATTTGCTTTTGAATCTCGTGAATCATTCCAGCCTGGCCGCGATCCGCTGCACAAACTATAATCTCCGCGCCGGGTTCGTTATCCGATACAAGTAAGTAAAGCCCTAGAGCTGCTAAGAAGTTGGTCTTACCATTCTTACGCGGCCAAAAGAGGAAGGCCTCGCGCGTAATGCGCAGGCCGTCCTCGTTTACGTTACCGAATATATCGCTTATAACTTCCTTTTGGAAGGGCTCTAGCTTAAAGGGCTGCTTAGCTAGCTCTCCTTTTACGTGGGTTGTAATTCGCTCTATAAACTTTATAACGCGCTCTGCTTTGTGCTGGTCGTACATTGGTTACATTAAAATAGTTTTGTTTGCTTGAGTCTCTCTTTAGCTATCTCTACATACTCAGCGCTTAATTCGCTACCTATGTACTGGCGGTTATTGGCTAGCGCCATCTTAGCAGTAGTACCCGAACCCATAAAAGGGTCGTATACTATATCGCCTTCATTACTCCAGCTTATAATATGGTCGTTTGCAAGTTGTTCGGGAAATATAGCGGGGTGCTTAGTTTTATTCTTACCTACGTGAATTTTCCAGATATTAGAACGTCTACCATATTCATTTCTAATAAAAAAACTATTGCCTTTCTTATTCTCTCCTTTATTTATAACAGTATCTTTTCTTTGTTTTCTACCACCATTAACACACTTATGGTCTGTTATAAAGTTCATTGTTTTTGGTTTTCCTTTACTAAAAACAAACATATACTCAATAACATTGTAGTATCTATCTTGCGTTGGCACTCTACCCGTTTTTTCCCAAATCATAGTATCGTGCAAGTTAAACCCACATTCTTTAAAGTATAGTGCTTGTCTAAAACTTGTACCCGTCTCGCTGCCTTTTATAGTAGCATCACCTACTACCCAAACCACTACACCACCTTCTTTAGTTACTCGGTATAGTTCTTTAGCTATGCTTTCAAAGTCAAAACTATAACCGTTATAGGTTCTCAAATTGTCGTAAGGCGGGCTCGTTACTGTTAAGTCTATAGCTCCGTCCTGCATTTGTGCCATAGTATCTAAGCAGTTCTTGTTATATATCTTATTTAACTCCATTAGCTTACATTTCTATAATGTCGTCTATATCTAGGGTGCGGCCCTCCGGTCGCTCTAGCTTAGATCTACTCGCAGGCGTGAGCCCGAATTCTATTAGCATCATTCTAATACGCCGCCACGCGTCCGCGCTTTGAGCTGCGGCCGGGTGCGGCTTTAGAACCTTGGCCCCGTTAGCTGCGAAGGTTTCATAAATTCGGCCTTCCTTTTGTAGCTTGAGCTCTGCGCTGTACCATTCCTGGTACGCCATTGCTAAGAGCTCTAAGCTGGTGTCGTCTACCGTAGACAAAAGCCCCATACTATGCAGGTGCCCGACCGTACGCTCGTACATCATCTTACCCTTAGCTTTTAAAAAGCTGGGCGCTGTGTTTGTAGGTTTTGCTTTCGTTACCGTTACCGGGTTCTCCGGCGCTCGGTCTTTTCGAGCTGTTCCTCTTTTCTTTTTAAGCTCCTGCGGTGCAGGTCTTCTACCTCTTGGCATTTGTTAAATTTTTAACACTTTGTTCTATTCCTAACTTCCAGACCAATTTTGACACTATAAAAATGCGGCTTCACGCGT